AGAGTCACTTAATAATTTAAGATCATCACCAATAACAGCATCTTTTGCTACAGATAAACCACCATCAGTTTGTAGTGAGCCATCTGTTGTAGAAGTTGCTTCAGTAGTATCATCCGTTTTTACAATACCGCTAGCTGTAACTGTCGTAGCAGTTAATGCTTGTGCAGCAATTGTACTACCTGATTGTGCAGTAAAAGTATTTGCTGTAAATTGAAAATCATCAGCTCCTGCAATTTTAATATCTATTTGATCATCTGTATCTGCTGTAATACTTGTATCGCCATCTGCATCTAAAACTAATTCTCTTCCTTCCATGTCAGATGCTCCACTAAATCCTGCATCGACAATATTAGTTCCATCTGAGTAAACTAATCTTGTAGTTTTTTCTGATACACCAAAAGTAATACCAGTTCCTGATGCTGTTTTAAATTGAACAGTGTATGCACCCGATGTGCCATTAGTTACAATGTAAACTTTTTCTACAGAATCTGGTACAGTTACAATAGAGTTTCCTGTTATTGTTCCTGTTAATTTTATAACTGCGTTTTGTGCTACGGATGTAGCTGCGCCATCTGTAATTGATAATGCTGTAGTTCCGCCACTGGTTACAGCTTGTGTTGCATAACCAGAAATAGCTGTGTTAACAATGTCTAAGTTGGTATTTGTTTTTGTTCCCCATGTACCGGCATTTTCGCCAGTTGCCATTTTTTCTATACCAAGTGTTGTATATGTTGATGCCATAATTTAATTCCTATTGTGGTGGTGACTGAATAGGTATTCTAACAGTACCGTCAGTATAATCATCCCTTCTTCGTCTTCCAATTTGTTCTGCAGCAAATAATTGCACTGCTTCTTTATATTTTGTTTCGTATAGTTGTAACATATCCATAGGTCCTTTTAAAAAAGCATAAGCTTCTGCTAAACAACAATATAACAGACCATTTGAAAAATTCATACTAATATAATTAGTATCATTATTTTCTAATAATGTTGGGACTGCATTGTAATGTATTTTGTAAGCAAACGTCCCACTTGGTGTTGGTGACACAACAATAGATCCAGAGTTTGATGAGCTTTCTCCAGTTGCTCCTGTATCTAACATAGCATAATATTTTGGTGTGCCAGTAGATGTGGTTGCTGAAATGTATTCTTCTAAAAATGTTAAATCTTTTTTTTCTAAATATGTATTTGCACCAGTATAAGTAGACCCAGTTGCAGTATAAACTTGCACTGCTCTAATAAATACAGCTCCTGCTGGTACAGTTACAGAACCTGTTCCGGCTGTAAAATTACCTGTAGAAGTTTTTCTATCTGCATCAATTGGTATATCTCTAAAAATTCTATATTGTGCATTTAAAATAATATTTTCTACAACTGAATCTGATAATACAGTGCTATCTACTTCTGTGTAGCTTCTTATTTGTGTTATTAGTCCTGATGCACTTAATCCTGCCATTATGCTGTTAGAGTTGCCGGACCTGCCGAGCAATTCTCTCCTCCTCCTGATGTACTACCACTTGTAGCAGTGTTTGTGTCTACAGTAAAGTGATAGAAATCTGCTGTGCTAGTTATATTACCACTTGAATCTCTTTTGCCAATAGTTATAGAATAACCAGCGGCTTTTGCAACGTTTGCTCCTGTTATACCATCAAATGATGCAGGATTTGCAAAAGTTCCAGCAGTAGAAGGTGATCCTCTAAATCGTACAGTATCGCCTGTTGACCTACCGTGTGATGGTTCTGACACATTTATAATTCCTGATGAAGCTGCAATAGTTTCAAATGGGTTTGGTTTTAATATTGTTGCAACAGAATTTTCTACTCTATCTGGTCTTGCATTCATTAAACCTTCTTGATCTGCAGCATGTGTTCCTAATTCTAATTGTGGATGTTTAATTTCAAATTCTGATTTATGCACAAGCGAACCATTCCATTCTCTAACCATTTCATTGTATGGAAATTCAAATCCTGATCTATCTGATATTGCTTTTGCGTATTTTCCTATTGCCATTATTTTTTATTACCCTTATCTATTATTTTTTTTCCAGTAAAACCACCTCTTCGTGCTCTTTCAGCTAATTTTTTATTTTTAGTTCCAACTATATAACCATATTTTCTAATTTGTTTTTTTAACTGATTATTACTCATATTTTGAATATCAATATAATCTTCTGGTTCTAGTACCTCTTTGTCATATTCTTTAGCTTTACCTTTTGTTGTAAATTTCATTTTAAATTTTGGATCTTTAAGTTTTTTTGGCAATGTCATTTTTTTAGTTTCTGTTACAAAACCTAAAAGTTGATCTGCTTTTTTTGCTTTAGAAGTTATAAGTTTTTGAACTAACTTACCGCCTAAAAAATTTTGTCTGTGATATTTATTTGTCATTAATCCTTTAATATTCCTTTTAAGTGAGTTAAATCATGAGGTATTTTTTTACTTTTTATACCAATAAATCTTTTTTTCTTCATACTTTTTAATCCCATAGCTATACCTTTTCTAACATTAGGATCTTTTTCCATATGGCCTTTGGTTTTTTTACCTGTTCCTTTTAAAGATTTTATTACTGCTCCCATTCCTTTAGTTATTAATGTCATATGTTTGGATAATAATTTTTAGGAGTTATGTATGTACTAGCAGCAGAACCATCTTCAGATAGTGCTCTTGCTAATTCATCTTCGTATAATAACTTCATTGTTTGTGTTAACTGCGGATTTACTTTTTGACTTAAATAAAAAGCTAATCCTGAAACCATACAAGGTACGAATCTGTATGGAACATCTGTTGCATCTGTATATGTAGAATCTACATCTTGTATTCTTTTTAAATAATAAAAATGTATGTCTTTAGATGCGTTAGAAGAATCTGCTGTTGGGTAAACTGTTATTGTAGTTTTGTCTACAAACCTTTGAACAAAAAATTGTGCTGGTGTTCCTTTTGATAATTTACTTGATAATGCAGAATAAGTTGCTCTAGAAATTTTTGTTAAAGAAGAATCTGTTTGTGTAGTTTGTGTTCTGTTAGATCTTAATGTAGCTTCAAGAACATCTGCAACACCATAAGTATCAGCAGGATTTGTAACAGCACTTGTACCGTCACCACTTGCTCTATAAAAAGTATACTCAGCTTGTCCTTCAATTACATCTATATTAGCTTCACCTACTTCCCAATAGTGAATACCTCTATTACCCCATTCTTGAAAAAGAATGTTAAGAGATCGTCTTGCTGTTTTTAATTGATATCCAGAACTAGCTTGTATGCCAAGTCTTTCGTATGCTTCTTCAATAATTTCATCAACAGCAAATGTTTTGTCGAACGTTACTGTTCCGGAAGTAGTATTAGCCATCTGCTACCTTCCTAATATAATTTCTTAAATTCTGCTATTACCGTATACATGTTTGCAGCATCTGCTGTGCTTGGAACAACAAAGTTAACATCACTTTGATTAGTATTGTTTGATTTGTCAGTTTTTAATCCACCAAATTCTCTAAAGTCCCAATAACCAGATCCTGTTAAACCAATGATAGGTATATCACCATCATCATCTTCTTCATCTAAACGTGCATAAGAGTCACCACCATCTCCACCTTGAGCTGAGTACCATACTCTTTGTAATACTAAGTGTAGACAAGATGCGCCTTCTGAGTTGTTAGCCATAGCTGAAACATCTCCAAAAACTGTAGTTCCACCTGTTCCGTCTGATTGATTTACTATTTTAATAACCACTCTAACATCATTTTCTTGCATGATAGTTGGTCCTGTTACCGTGTCTGCCATAATCCCTCCTTAATCAAGATTAATAGATGGGGCCGAAGCCCCATCATAATTTATTTATTATTCAAAAACGTGTCTACTAATTGATTGGTAGTGTACGTTTAATGCTTCAGCTGCTGCCGCACCTGCTTCAATACCAATGTATGGAATTAAATCCACATCATTAGTTAATGCTGCAGTTTTAGTTGCTGTTTTTCCAGGTTGTACTGCTGTTACTGCTGTACCTCCTGTAGAACCTGAAGTTTCTGTAACATTATACTGTATACCATTTACAAAAATAGTTGCTTTTCTATCACTGTCGATTTTAATTTTTAAATGATATTGTGTATCTGCTGCTACGTCGATTGGTAATCTACTGATATAATCAGTGCCACCGATACTGTGAACAAAATGCCATTTAGCAAAATCAGTAAAAGCTTCACTGTTTGTTGCATCTGTTTGATATTTAAAAAACACCTGATTAGCATCAGTTGCAACTAATTGATCATTAGTTAACTTCATACCAGCCCAAACTTTTTGGTTATCAAGTGCAGGTAAAGAAATTGAACATTCCCATTCAACTTGATTTTCAGTACCAAATAGAACTTTAGACCAAGCTGATTGGTTAGTATCTAAATGTGGTAAAAGAATTGCCTGATCCTGATCTGCACCAGCAGTTGTCATTAAGATTCCTGCTTGAGTTCCTGGAA